ATTTGCGGGGCTGGGGCCGTCACCTGCTGGTACGGTGCCACCCATTGGTTGTTGGTAGAAACCGCCGGAGCCTGTGCCGCCGTCTGCGCTACCGGAGCCGCGTAGCTGGTCGGTTGGGTCGGGGATACTTGGGGTGCCGATTGGGTCGGCATTGCGGTATCGGCCTGCATAAGTTACCTCTTTTTGTAGGCTTTCGAGTGTGCGATAAAGGAAGGGGGTGAGATCTAGTCTCGGATCCGCAGCCATCGGGAGATTCGGTTGCTGCGGATGTGGTGTCCGCATTTCTTGATTGATGAGATCAATGAATGCGGAGTAAGCCCTCTGTACTTCCCCTACCACACGGAATGGGAAACCGGAGAGCATGCCCGCGATCTCGTCATCCGTTTTAGAAGGGAATAGATACTTCAGTGCTTCAATGCTATCAACACCTAACTCTTGCAAGTTTCTGGTGAAAATAGACTGGTTGAGTTTATCCTGTGTTGTATCTTCATACACAGGTCCAAGCCAACGCCAGTGAACAGTTCTATCACCGTCCGGCGCCAGACCAAGAACACCTGGAGGTAATTCCTGATCTTCGATTGCTTTGTCAATCGCAGCTTGAAGTTTCTTCTCATAACGAGCTTTTGCTTTCTCGTATTTTTCGAGTGCTTTCTCGTCAGGTTCTTCAGGTAAAACGGGATATTTAATCCCGCTCTCGTAAGCCAGCGACTTACGGAAAATCTGTTCTTCTTGGAAGATGATCAGCTCGAGGCAACGGCAGATGCCATAGGTGTAGAGCTGCAAACACTTCTTCTTGGCTGTGGCACTAACACGTCCGTAAGCCGACTTGTACTCAGTGGCGGTGACGTTGGTAATGCTCAGATCGTCGATACCACCTAGAGCAAGGCGGATCTCACTACGGAGCTGTTCCGCGTAACGAGCCTGGTCAGTACTGACAGCATTCGGTGTAATGAATCCGACCCGGTCAGTGGGCTCCAGGTTTGCAATGACCCTTGGCACACGCATGCCAGAACCCGGCTTGCCGTTGTAGCCCGGTGACTCACGAGTAACGTTGTCCTGCTTGAACGTGGAGCTGGACAGGAAAAACTCTGATTGGAATCCAGACTGACTCGAGATGCTGGGACGCTGGGCAGGATCACTTGAGTCGTACTCAACAATGTCTTGCTTGGGACGCGATGAAAGCAGTGTTGGATTGCCGAAGAACGAGAGGTTTGCCCTAATGTTCTTGACCATTTCATCGTGAGCGATGATCTGATTGGCCAGCCACTCGAATTCACCTGCACCATCGGTTCCGAAGGCGTCAGGGTTATTGAGAACTTCAACGCAAGGAATGAACTCCATGCTGTTCTTCACGACCTTCTTGTCAGTGAAGGGGAAGTCCATTGCCTCGTTATCGAACGAGATCTCCTGCTCGCTATGGTATTCCTCGATCTGTTCAGCAGTAATACGAAGACGCATGTACCGTTTATTGGTGTTCAAGCCAACGCCACTGAAACCTTTGGAGGACTTGACCTTATATGGATAGATAATGATGACTTCTTCTAGGTCACCTTCGGGAGAGTAATAAGCTCGATAAGAATCGCGGTCGAACCAATAAATACGATAAGTTTTCTCAGTTGGTCGGATATAGAACAGTCCCTTGCCGTAAGCCAGGAAACGATCCCAGATAGAGTCGAGCCGTGCATCAAGCCGATTGAACTTAATTACCTGCTGGATAAAGTCGTAGCGCTGCGTGCCGAGGTTGTCCTGCATTGGATAAAACTCAACACCCTGCCTGATCCCAAACATTTTCATTTGGGAGAGGTGAGCGTTCACCAACATGGTGTCCGCAGGGCCTGTACTATCGCGTGAAACTACCGCTTTGAGGATAGAGTCAAGTTGAGATTTAGCACTATCGCCCATTCTGTTAAAAAGGTCTACTGATCAATATCGTAACCAGCTTCAATTCTTTTGAAAATGATTGTCCCGTCTTCAACCTCTACATCAAAACGTTCGTTTGGTTGTAGGGCCATGTCGTGACAAAGCTCATCCGGCAGAGGCAGGATGGCAGAACCATAAGCATCTTGCTCAAGTTCTACTTCAAAATAGCTGGGAGACATCGCGTTGAATAACTATAGTTTAAATCGTCAATACTCTAACTCTAGTTTCCCCCTTGTCATTAGTCCGTTGCACAACCAGACGAGTGCATCGACACAGTCATCATGAGAGGAGACTCCGAAGTTGATGATCTCATCTCTCAATGCCTGAAACTTCCTGTACTTGTTGAAGACAATCTTATGCTGCTCGAACAAGCCCATGATGCCACGGAAACGTGCAACCTTATCTCCTCTAAAACCTTTAACGGGATGCCAGTTCACGTTATAAAGTCCATGTTCTCCTAGACAAATTCGTTTAAAGTCAGCTTCTAATGAAGCCTGGTACGCCACAGCTTCTGACCAAACCTCGATGTTGGTGCCAGTAGGGAAATATTGATTCTTTTCTTTGTGCACAACACCCCATTCTTCCATCATCTCCATCATTGCTTCTAATTTTTCTAAGTTACCCATAATGCGTAAACGTTTACAGTCGATAATGTGAATCTTCCCTCCCACTCGCCCTCCCATCACGAAGACCGTATAGTCATTTCGCTCCCGAACACCTGCGGAAAGGTCAACGCCGATTCCCAAGCAATCGAATTGGGTTTCGATAGTGCCTTTGATGATTAGATCAGGAGAGAGCGACAGCTCGCTCGTTTGGACGACCTGATTTTGGTACTGGAAAGAAAAGGCGATTGGTGCTTGACGGCGACGATCCTTCAGGTAATCGAGCGACCACATCTCCGGCCAATAGGACTGTTCATCACCGTTGTCGTCGACCGAGATTGCAGATTGGACGATCTGAACCCAGTTGTTGGCTGGGATGAACGTGGAGTTATGAATATCGTCATGGCGGAAGCGGGTGCCAAGACAGATCGCCCGGCCACCTTCAAACATCGTCGGGACGATAACTGAATTCCAGTTGTCCTCCATGGCTTGCCGGATGTCCCGGTTCTTAATGTCGTCCGCACTTTTGATCGCGTCATCGATGATGCAAAGGTGTGAACGCTTGGAGGTCACTGCACCCTTGAGACCTGCACAACACACCGTGAATTCTTCTTCACCTGCTGTCCGGATCCCGGCGAACTTCCAATCAATACTCCAATACTCATTTGAGTTGATGCCCTTCGCGATCTTTACGGTGGGGAAGATCTCCTTATAGGCCTTACTCTCCTCGATGATCCTCTTGATGGCTGCACTCTTAGGTCGCGCCACATCCACCGTGTAGGAGATGTAGAGGATTTTTAAAGGTTTCCGCGCCAGTGCATGAACACCAACAGCCCACGCTGTGTACAAACCGAGGATCGTGGATTTAGCACTACCCCGTGGGGCAAGGATATCGATGTTCGGTCCACCGATACCAATTAAACATTCACTATCCTCTCCGGTACAGAGATACTTGTGCCATTCCCTGTGGTGCGTGGCCGGTGGTTTATCACCTACAACATCACAGAAATATGCAAAATCTTTTCGTGCACGTTCGACATCAATATTAGAAGTCTTCTTAACGATGCGTTGCTGCGCTGCAGCACGTGCAGTCCTTCGATATACGCTATGAATACTTGTTCCTGCCATGCTCAAAGCATAGCGCCATACATCATTTACGTCTTTTATCTAGAAATTGTTGAAGGAAGAGATTCTCGAGTGCATTCTCATACCCACCTTCAAGTGAACCTGGAGGCGTCAAGATGTCAAACTTACCTTCTTTTGTAGAACCAGGAGGGGTTAAGACACCAAATCCTGATTCAGGTTCAGGTGAACGTCCTCCCAGGCCACCTAAACCGAGGTTGGTATGAGTCATGCGCTGGCTGCCGACAGGACCATAAGAACTGACGCCAATCACGTTGCCCATCTTGTCTAAATATCTATCGTGATATGGATCTACTAAAGACATCTTTTCAAAGACTTTTTATCAGTCTACTAAGACTCCTCTTGGAAGATTTTTGTCCAAACACCCATCGAGGCCTCTTGTAATGGGCCTTCGATCGGATCATCGCGGAAAATCGTTAACATCTCTCGAATAGCACGGTCAGCACCAGCAAGAATCAAGCCCTGCTTGTCAAGCAAGATTCGCTCATCGTTCAATTGCTTGATGGTGCCCCGCAGTTCCTTTTGCATCATCGCAATACGTGACGCCCCCATGTCTTGTTTGATCATGCCCATGTCAATGCCGTCCCGTAGCTTCGAGATATCCATCGTCATGGCGTCGATTTCAGCTTCGAGCACTCCACCAAAATCCCGCTTCTTAAAGTTCTCCTTAGACCACTCATCACATTCGACGATTGATCCGTAGAACCCCAGGAAGCGGGCGTAGAGGTAAATCTGAATTGGACTTACTGCTTGTTTGCAGAAGGCTAGAAAGGATTCACGGTCTTTTTCGGTCAGTTCGTGAATCCAATCAATCATGCCCGATATTGGCTTTGCGCCTGTTCGAAGTCCCTGTTCTCTTTATAGCGCCGGAACATCTCTTGTTGCAACGCAGTCAGTCGAGTTTCTCTTCCGGTCTCTTGAATACCAGCACGTTGCTGTCTGCCAGACTCAGCAATACCGAGTCGCTCTTCAACACCGCGAAGTCCGATTTGACGCTCCTGACCAGCCAAGAGCTGACCTTGGGTCAAACGTTGTTGAGCACCAGTTGCAGCAATTCCGGCGCGCTGCTCTTGACCTCGAAGACCAATCTGACGTTCCTGACCAGCTAAGAGCTGACCCTGAGTCAAACGTTGTTGAGCGCCAGTCGCTGCGATGCCCGCCCGTTGCTCAACACCGGAGGCGGCGATG